ACTGCGTTTGCTGCCATGAATCCCGACCAGTCGGAATGATCATGTGTGTGCTCGATCAACTGCGCCATCTCCCCATTCTTCTTGGCGTACAGGGAGAACAACCGCTTCGACTCCCCATACCCATCCAACCGCTTGTAGGCGTGAAGCTGCACCGAATGCACAGGCCTCGGGAGTCCGGTCTTGAGATCGATCAAGCAGACCTCACTATCTAGGAGGCATTCGGTATCCGGTTGGCCGGCTGTCCGGATCTTCACGTTGAGTGACTTCTGTTCGACCTTGCGCGGCTGCGGCTTCCGACTCTCTACCCACCGCGCCATGCTGTCGAAGTAGAGCCCTAACATCCCTGGCGGTCGCGTCGGCCAGAGGCACCCGTCGAGTCCAGCCACATGAAACAACATCTGCGCAAAGTACAAATGGAGCTTCTCCCCCCGCATCCCCGCTGCGGCCAGGACCGCAGGCGGAACCCCAGAGAACGCGAATGGATCAAGGATTGCCAGGTGTTCCGACACCGAAAAGAACCGATTGCGGTTCTCGTCTTCATACTCCCCGGTGCGGCCTCTGGTGACCGTCAGCTTCACGCCCGTTTCCCTCCCACCGTCTTCTTCGCCTCTCGCGCAGAGAGTCCAGGCACGATATGATTGCCCTTCACATCCCGCACCGCTGCCGCAATATCGAAGACCCAGTATTTATCGAACTCCGGCTTCTTGAGTTCTTCGGGGATACATTTATCGGTCCGCATGAACTCGTCATACTTCCGCTTGATGGGATCTTTATACACCGGCGTGCCATTCTCCCAGCAGGTCACTTCTTGCACGGTTCGGGTGCTCACCTTGGCCCCACTCGCCAGGGTGCGGACAGTGGAGAGGGTGTTGAATTGAATCTCAGGAGAAACAACGGACGCTTCGGAGGCCACCAGATCAGCTTTCACTTCGAGCCGATTGGCTTGGCTTTCGAGCTTCGCTTGCGCGGCCAATGACGCCTTCCGGTCCTCTTCTTCTTTTTGGATTCGAGCGGCTTCCTCGGCTTTTGCTTGCTCCGCCTTCTGCCTGGCCTCCTCTTCGGCTCGCTTTGATTCTTCGGCCAGCCGCTTCGCCTTCTCCGCTTCGCGCACATGGCCCTCTCGAATCGCCCTTTGTGCGGCTTCTGCATCGGCAATGGCCTTGAGCCGTGCGGCTTCAATCGCGGCTTCAGCTTCGCGCCGTTTCCGCTCGGCCTCTTGCTTCTCCATCTCCGCCTTGATTTCCCGCTCAATCCGCTCCGTCTCTAACCGTTCCGCCTCCTGCCTCGCTCGCTCCGCTGCTTCGCGTTGTTCCCGTTCCTTCCGTTCCTTCTCGGCCCGAATCCGCTCGGCCTCGGCTGCGGCTTTACGATTGGCTTCCTCAATCTGCCGTTGTTTCTCTAGAAGGTACTGGCTCCGCCTTCCATCCATCGCCGAGACGAGTTGCGAGGCTAGCGTGCTGATGTTCCGCACCGAATCATTCACCTTTCGCACAAACGTGTTATGAGGCCGCACGAGCCCATCACGGTAGTCGTCTAAGTCTTTGGAGACTTGCTTGATGCCGGCAATGAAGATCACCGCCGCGCCTTCACCGACATCATCGGTTACGGTGATTTCGTGCGATTTCTGCTCTAGTTCTTTCACGTGCTGATCGAACTCCGCCAGCTTGACCTGGATGCCTGGATCAAGCGGGATCTCGTCTATGAGGATCTCTGTCTCCATCATGCCTTTCTCCTCTCAATAATAAAAGCCGGTCCGTTGTGCATGCCGTCGATCTTGCGGATATGGCATTCTCGCTCCATCAAGAACACATTCGCCCCGGCCACGTTAAGGAAGACTACGCTACGATCACGGGTTACTACTGCCGTGCATTTCTCTGTGATGTCTTCCGGATGCTCCGGCGCCTCTGCTGCTCGCCGCCGCCGTTCGAGCTGCATCGCCGCCACGTCTGAGACACGGACGTTTCTACGCATGTGTCACCTCCCGATGTGCGTTGAGCCATCGGCGAATCTCTTCGCTCAAGCTCACGCCATTGCGTGCCGCCGACTCCTTGAGCCGATTCAATAGTGGCCCCTCGATCTTGACGCCAACATGCGTCTTCTTCGGTCGCTTCTTAGTGTGTGCCATGACAGCCCTCCTTGTGAATGGCTCGCATGATACATCATCGTGCAACACTTGTCAAACTCGTGTAGCACTATGAATTGGCGCGCACGGGGATAGCGAGGTTAGGGTTCGAGGTCGGCGAGGAGAGAGGGCTCGTGTTTCGTGAGCCACCCTTGCGAGGTTAGCTTACGCTTGAGTCCTGAACGACGCACTTCAGGGAGGATCTGCATTATCACGTCTTTGTAGTAGTCTTCGGCCCGATGGAGCGTGCGGAGCTCCTCGGCGTCGAGTTGCGCGAGGATCTTGTCCCGTTCTGCCCTGGTCATACCGGACAGCGGAGCTTTCGAGCGAAGCGATCGCTCAATGTCTTTATACATGAGGGTTTCACTATACCGCTTGCCATATTTCTCTTTCTCCATCTCGACGTACCGCTCGCGCCACGCGGCTTCCGCATCAGCGTCTTTATGCCGTAACGCCAACGACCAGTTATGGAGGGCTTCCCCGCGAGGGCTCCGCCAGAAGACAGCGTTCGAATCTTTGCCCATTCGCTCCAAGTACTTCCGCTCCGTCGTTTGCCACGAGTAGTAGGCCGCGCTCTTGGGGTCGGTCTTTTGCACGATGAGCCCAGAGAGGTCTTCGACGCCATAGAGGGGCTTCCCTGGCTTGCCCATCAACGCCTTAATTTCCGGCCCGAGGGTTGTTTGATAGCCCAGGTATTCCGCCCGGTCCTGGATTGGGCGCCAATGAAAGACGTCCGGATACGACGTTTCTCGCATGAACATCTCAGGGGGCATCTTTACCAGTGGCGTGAGCCCTTGCCAGAGACGATTGACCGGGGCTTTCGCTGCGTTCTTCACCGCTTCCCCAATGGTGAGCCGATCGTGCATGATGTCGCCCACCAGGCCAGGAAACTCATCCAACCCAAACCAGGAGAGCAGATCGCCCAAGGCGCCGATCCCCGCCAAGTACATGATCTTGCCTTCGGCATCCCGCCCAAAGAGGATATGCGGACGATTCGCGACTGTGGGGTTCGTCTGCTGTAATTCATCCTCGTCGTCTCCGAACATCAGATAGTTCCACGCTTGGAGCGTCGACCAGAAGAAGGCCAGCCGGATCATAAACGACGCACCATTTTTCCCTGTAATCAAGGCCCCTTTTGCCAGCGCCGTCCCGCCATGTCCCCCGTCTAAGGCGTTGCCGACGAGGCGCCCGTAACGGGTCGCGTTGACTTCCATCCACGAGAAGAAGGGGATCCAGAAGGCCCGGACGGTCTGCCCCGCTTCACTGATTCGGTCATAGGCCCCCAACAGTTCGTTGGAGAGCTTAAACGCCCGGTCGCGAACGTCTGGGATTGCGAGTACGGTTTCCTTCTTCGACGCGCCGAAGTTCTTGGGCACCCCGTTGTTCTCCTGCATCTGCTCCAAGTAAGAGAGATAGGCCGCATACCGCATGAGCCCTTCCCGGTAGTCCGTCGATAGCCGAGCGGCCTTCCAGTAGGTATTCCAGGCTTTGGCCGGCAGGCCCAGCACCCCACCCTTACTCGCCCGATCAAGCGAGAGCTTGAAGGCTTTCAGTTCGTTCAAGTCGCCGAGTTCCTGATACTGCATCGTGGTCCCGTAGCCCCCACGCTTCACCCATTCCTTCGCCTCGCCGGTCAAAACCTCCTCGCTGAACATGACCGGGAGCAGATCGCTCGCCGCTCGGCGGAGCTTCTTAAAGGCGCCAGGGTTCCCGACAAACATCGCGTCGGCGTCTCCCGTGAAGTTCCGAATGTTGTACCGTCCCCACTTCCGAGGCGCGATGAGCATCAACTGCTTCCAATGCCCTAGAAATTGTCGGTTCATGTCGACAAACCAGGAATGCTCTTTATGGGAGAGATCGTCGAGGGTCTCCTTCGCGTCAATGGGAATGACGTACTGCTCGCGTGGAGCCCCCATCGCTAAGACCTTCCGGAGCTTGTCCGCCAAGAGCCCAGCATCTTCGAGCATCGACTCCTGGAGCGCCTTCGCGAGTTGGGCCGGGATGGAGTCCGCCATATAAAAGACGTTCCCCTCACGTGGTTGCCAGAGGTCGTGCGTGTCGGGGATAAGCTGTTCCCACGTGACTTTCTTTTTCCCGAGGAGTTGGTCGACGAAGACCTTCCGCTCATTGATCACCTTGAACACCCCTCGCGCTGAGAGGTGCGCGTCGTTCTCCACGTCTTCGGCAATCTCCGCAATCTCCGGGAGTGAGAGCCGATCGTCCTGGCTCAACTGCATGGCTTTCCGAATGCGGCTCATGTGCATCCCGAGCCGTTTCCGAAAGTCTTTCAAGGTAGCCGCCACGATCGCGGATCGGTCGCTCCCTTCATCGATGATCGCCTGAATTGCCTTATTGTTCTGGTCTTTGGCTTGGGCTTCGAGCGACTTTCGGATATTTAAGGTCTGGTCGACGCCCTTGATCACCTTCGCCACTTGGGTGTCGTAGACCATCTGCGCCATGACTTCGAACTCCGCTTGCACATAGTTCGCGTTGATATCGGCGCTCGAGCCGTGCCGGGTCTGCAAGAACCCGCGCCCGGTCGGAGTGCGGATCTTCGATCCGGTCCCTTTCATCGCCCGTTCTCGGGCATGGTCTAAGACTTGGTGCCGAAAGTAGTCTTCTTTGGTCAGCTTCTTCGTGACATCAAACCCGATGTCGTTCATCGCGCCCTGGTACTCCTTCTTGAGCCGCTTCCAGAGCTGCTGCCGTTTCTCCCATGACTTTTGGACGGTCTGATCTAGGGAGATCGCCGCATCGAGGCTTTCCAGGTCGTCAGCCACTTTCTCCGCCGTATACCCAAACGGCAGTTTTCGCCCGGCGTCCGCCTCGCGCTGGAGGTCAGCTAAGAGCGCCTTCCATTCGAGCTGGTCATACTGCTTGCGATTCAAGGGCTTCACGATTGCCGCCAGCTCCCGCTGAATCTCGTCAGCGGCAATTCCCTTGTACTTCTGGAGCTTCAACAGATCCGTCCGGAGCCGCGCAAACTGCGCCGTATCGGGAAGATTGGCAAACTCCCGCGAGATCAACCGCCACACATGGCCTAGATGTTCCTTGAGCTTGCCGGAGAGGGAGTCTTTCTGAATCCCGCGCTTCGCCGCCCGAACGCGCCGATCAATCTCGGGGTCCGCCGATTGAAAGCCGATGTCCTCGCGTGCCCGTTGCTGCCGGTAGGCCTCCGCGTCCTTGGCCGTCCCGGCTCCTCCTGCCAAGAGGGAAGCCGGAATGCTCCCGCGCTCGCTCTTGAGGATGTCGAGCGGCCCCTCGTCGTCCTTGCCAGCGGCTTCAGCAATCACGCCTTCGTCCCGCTTGGTGAGGTCGAGGGCCGTGTCGATCTGCTTAATCCGTGATTCGAGGGCCAGAATCTTCGCCTCGTGCTCGAAGGGCTTCTTCTGCTCTTCCAGCATGTCTTGCCGTTTCTTCTCCCAAATAAGGATATTTTTCTTGCCCTTGGCCATCAGGCTATCGAGCGCAGCAATCGCGTTCTCGAACCGTACCATGACGTTCTCAGGCTTCACCTCGTCAAGCATAAAACTGGTTGTGGTGAGGAGCCGATTCTCTCCCACGTAGAAATAGGCCGAGTTGTCGATATGGACGTTAAGGTGGAGCGAAAACCCTCTGTATGTGCCAATGCCAGGGTATCGGAGAATGTCTGATCGGCTCTTCGGGTTCGCGTCTAGCGCGTCTTGGATCATCCGAAGAACTGCTTGCCCAGCTTCGGTTTTGTCGGTATAGGCCGTTTTGTTAAGCGTGACCGTGAACGGATCTGCGGGATGTGCGTCCGCAATCTCCTCGGCCTTCTCAAACCGTGCAATCGAATCTTTCTCAAACTTGATCTGGTCTGGAATGGTGCGGAGTTCGTAGGCAATGCGTCGCTGTGTGTCTTGGTGTGCCGCACGCAGAAGCGAGAGCTTCCGCAATTCAATATCCTTATTGGCCTTTTCGAGCACCATGGGATTGCCTGACGCCACCGCCTTCATTTCCGCAAACGACATCACCGCCGTGTCCACGTCTTGAATCGTGCGGATGTTGGGATCGCCCTTCATGATCTGTGTAATCGTGCGGGCTTTGGCTTCCAGCGTGCCCCACATAAAGACATCGAAGCTCGGCGCCTCCGTGGCATAGTTGAAGACGGCAAACTCAAACCCGTCCGGATCCGCCCGATAGAGTTCGTTCCCCTGGCGAATGCCCCGTCCGTTCCGCTGGTGGATGTCACGCGGACGCCAGGGGGCATCCAGGTTATGCAGCGCCACCATCTTCTTCTGGACGTTCGTACCAGCGCCCATCTTCTCGGTGCTGCCGATCAAGACGCGGATCGTGCCAGCGTTGACATCCTCGAAGAGCTTCGTCTTCTTCTCATCCGTCTTCGCATCGTGGATAAACGCGATTTCCTTTTCGGGAATCCCGCCACGGATCAACTTCTTCTTAATGTCTTGGTAGACGCTCCCGCGCAGCTGCTGCTCTTCCGCGAGCTCCACCTCCTCGTCCTGTGCCGCGCCGTCCTCAGTCTCTTTCTTATCCTTGGTGTCTTTCGCTTTAGGAGTCGAGAGATCCAGAAAGATCAACTGTGTTCCCTTCACCGTGGCCGAGTCCTTGTATTCCTGGACGACCTGCTTGACCATCGCTGCGACTTTCCCGTGTTTGTCTTCCGGTGCTCCTGGCACCCGGAGCCGCACATCGAGCGCCGCGTTCCGCCCGTCTCCGGTAATCTTAAGCATGTTGTCTTTGCGGGGATCGACGCGCCCGGTTTTCAAGGCCTCCGCTCGCGTAATCAGCGAGGCCACATAGGTCTTCAAGGCCTCGCTCGGGGGCACCGTCACATTGATCGGCTTGCCTGTCCGCAGTTTTGGCACGGGGAGTTTGAGGTCTTCGCCTGTCTTCACGTCCATCACGCGCCGGAACATCTGCGTGAGCTCTGGGACATTCACGAATTCTGCAAAGCGGGTCTTCGGTCGGTAGCCGCTCCCGTCGGGGGACAACTCCAACGATGTGACGGTATTGCCGAATTGCCTCGCCCACGCATCGAAATGGGAGAGCCCTGCTTGTTCCAGTTCTCGCGGCTGGAGATAGCGTTGCATCGTAAAGACTTCCGCCATGCTGTTGCTGATCGGCGTCGCCGTGCCAAAGATCACCGCTCGCTGGTTCGTGAGCTTATTGAGATAGTTGGTTTTCAAGAACATATCGTAGGAGCGTTGGCTTTCCGTGTTCGGCAAGCCGGCCACTCGCGTCATGCGCGTGGGGAACCACAGGTTCTTAAAGAGATCGGCTTCGTCGACGAGGATCATGTCTACGCCGGTCTCTTCAAACGTGACTCCTTTATCCGCATTCTCTTCGATCTGAGCCTTCCGGGATTTCAGTTTCCCCTCGAAGCGTGCCTTCGCCTTCTCAATCTCCTTGATTATGTTCCGATTGCCTTGCTTATCGGCCTTCAGCTCGTGCAAATACTCGTCGAGAAGATCGATCTGTTCCTTCGCAAACGCTTCGAACGATTCATAGCTCATTGGGATTCTCGACATTTGCGAATGGGCAATGACCACGGCATCCCAGTCGCCAGTTGCAATCCGCCCCACGAGCCGACGCCGGTTCTCCGCCTTAAAGTCTTCCTTCGTCGCGGCCAACACCTTCGCCGCTGGGTAGAGTTCCAGGAACGCACCCCGCCAGTACTCCACGAGATGGTTCGGCACGGTAATCAGCGGCTTATTCGCCATACGGAGCCGACGAAACTCCATCGCAATCGCGATTTTCGTATAGGTCTTCCCGGCGCCTACTTCATGCGCCAATAGTGTATTGCCTTCCTGGAGGGCTCTCCATACTCCGTTCTTCTGGTGCGGACGCAAAACAATCAACGGGTTACTGCCAGGGAGGGATAAGTGCGAGCCATCGTGCTCGCGCACTCGGATATTGTTGTACTCGTCGTTATACTTCCGTGCCAGCCGATCCGCCCGGTTCTGATCCGCCCAAAGCCATTTCTGGAACTCGTCTTGAATAGCCTGCAGCTTCTCCCGTGCGGCGATGGTTTCCTTCTCGTTCACAATCCGTTTATCATCGGGCAGTGCGTCGTAAACCGTGGGCAATTTGGAGGCCAGCGCATCCTCAAGGAGACTGGTCGCCGTGGCTCGATCAGTCCCAAAGGTCTTCGTGTTCTTGACGTTCTGCATCCCGGCTGATGCCTTCACGGAAAACGCGCCGACTACTGCGGAGTAATTCACCTTGACGTTATAGGTATTGATATCCAGGAGGTGTGCGATAAAGTCTCGGTAATCGTTGGCTGGAATCCAACCATGGCCGAGCTTGACGGCAATCTGCTCAGGCTTGAGGTCTTCCGGAATGGCGAGCTTTAAAGACTCCACGTTCTCATTAAACCGCTTATCTGTCTTCGCTGCTTCCTCGGCCACGCGGAGCTTCTGCCGCACGTTCCCGCTCAGGTATTGATCGGCTGGCTCCCAGGTCAATCCTTCAGGGTTCTGATACACCAGCCCTTTCAGGTCTCGAATGAGTTCATGCTGTGGGCGCCCGGTCAAAGCTTGCATCTTATCCAGATCGATCCGCCCAGTTTCGTTCAGGCTGATGAGCATGGCCTCTTTCGGGGTGTCCGCCTTAGTCGCCGATGGCCGATACTCGATAATGCGCTTTGAGAAGATGTCGGCTTTGTTGGCCGTGTTCGCCTTTTTGTCGTAGTCCCGCTCCAGGGATTGCAGCGTTCCGTAGTCCGGATCGTCCCGGAACAAGGCTTTATTGGCGCGGCTATTTATAAAGCCAAACTTCTTCTGAAACCGGTCATAGACTTTATTCAACTCTTTCCGCTGTGCCGCCATGAACGGAGCGCCAGTATCTTCGAGTTGTGATTTCAGCACGCTCTTGACTTGTTCACGAATGGCAATCAAGCCCCTTGCCCGTTCGATGTCGGTCGCGGTCGCATCCTCGACTGGGACAAACTGCGTACTTCGCCGCACATACAGCGCATTGTTCTGGATCGTATAGGCCCCTTCCTTCACATCGTCGCTCGCCTCCAAGGCTTCCAGGAGACCGCGAGGCGTCGTGCTGACCGGTCGCGTTCTCGCCTGGTAGATGTCGGCCGGCATCTTCCGAAAGGCGTCCGCCATTGCTGACGGCACGTTCCGCCCGTCTGGCTTGACCGTGACTTCCTTACTTCGATACATCGTACCTTCAAGTGAGAGCGTGCCCATGATGTGCTCAGGGTGCCGCACGAAGTATTCATTGATCGAGGCATCCCCGTCAGGCGTTGCCTGTGTCTCCGTCGTGGCCCACGCCTCTCCACCAGGGTCTTCGCCCTCCTGGCGTCGACGCAACACAATCACGTCGGTGGTGACATCCGTGTTCGCAATCGCTTTGAATTGGGTATTCGGAAGTCGGATTGCTCCAACAAGATCGGCACGTTTGGCGAGATAGTCTCGCAACTTCCCGTTGAGCTTGTCCATGGTGAACCGTGACGTAATGAAGGCCACGAGCCCCCCAGGCCTTACTTGGCTGATCGCTTTCGCAAAGTAGTAGTCATGGAGGGACAAATGCAGTTTATTGAGGTCTTGATTGTGCGCGTCGTGAGGCCGCACGTCGGCGAACGGGACATTGCCCACGGCCACATCGAAGAACTCATTCGGGAGGGCCTGCTGTTCGTAGGCGCCTTCACGGACGTTCGCTCGTTGATAGAGTTGTGCGGCAATCCGCGCACTGATCGAATCCTTTTCAATCGCCGTGCGCTGAGAGCGGCTTGCCATCTTGGCTGGCATCACGCCGAAGAAATGGCCGATCCCCGCACCAGGCTCGAGTACTCGCCCATGTGTAAATCCTAAATGCTCCAGGCCGGTATAGATCGATCGAATCGTGTCCGGATCGGTATAGTGCGCGTTGGGTGTGGAGGCGCGTGCTGAAGCGTACTCTTCATCGGTCAAGAGGTCTTCGAGTTCGCGGTATTCCTTCTGCCACTCGTGAGACCACTGGAAGGCTTGCGGGAGTCCACCCCAGCCAGTGTATTGCGCGAGCACCGCCTGTTCGGCAGGACTCGCTAGACGGCCTTCAGTTTCGAGTTGCTTGAGGAGCTTGATCGCGGAGACGTTGGCCTTGTACTTGGTCTTTTGCCCTGACGGGATGGTGTAGTCAGCGCCGATGGTGAAGTCGGTTCCAGCTGGCTGATCTGATCCTGATACGGCCTCATCGTCCCGCCCAGCGTCTTCACGTCCTCCTCGCTCGGCGGATAGATCTCGTTCTGAAGCATCTCTCTTGCCTCGCGGGGCTGCATCCCCTGTTCCTCGAGAAACGTCAGTTCCTCGTTGATCTCGGTCTGCTTGCTTAGGAGATACTTGTTGAGTTGCCCCTGGCTCTTCAAGGCTTGAAACTGGGTCGGTCGGTGCTCTTTCAGGTGGTCGTGGAGCGTCCACCCGAGGCTGTTGAGTCCTTTCATTGGCCACCTCCTCCGGTGTGGGGGGTACTGTCAGTGTATCACGTTTCGGTTCTTGTGCAAGTGCCTCGGGCGTAGTGGGTTGGGGTTCCGATTGTGGCAATAGACTCACCCCGATCGGCTTGCCGTCCTCGAGGGCTTGGTGCATCTTCGAGAGGATATTGTCGAAGAATCGTAGCCTCTTGGCGTAAGCTTCTCCCCCAACGAGGCCAGGTCCATCTGTGAAATGCTTCTTGAGTAGCCGAACCTTCTCGGCCCATTTCGATTTCTCTTTGATCGTCTTCGCCTGATTAAAGGCTTTCTGTGCGTCTACGGCAGAGGAGCGGAGATCGTCAAAGTTGACTCCTGCTGGCGCCACAACCCCTGCCTTCTCTGCTGGCGCCTCCAGGGAGGGATGGGTGGGTTTGGCTGCCTCGACATTGCGAAGGTTGCGAAGGGTTGGATCGGACGGCTTCAGGATGACGGTCTGCCCGTTGGTCCGTGCGACTTCGATATTGCCGCCGCTGGACACGGTTCGCACAATGCCAGTGAGCTTCTTCCTGTCGTGCATCCACTCGACACGATCGTGCTTCGCGAAGTCTGAAGACGCAGGTTTCGCTACAGCTTCCTCTGGTGTAGGCTGAGCAGAAGCCTTCGGTGGTGTCTCAGCCTTCTCAGGAAACTGCTCTTCTGTCACGTTCTTGGCAACCCACTGGATCCGCCCATCCGGTCCACGAGTCGGGACCAATTCAGCCGACGTGACCGTGTAGGCTGGCGTCTTCTTCGTGACCTCTTCCGGTGTGTCTGCCTTTGGTTGTGGTTGCTTCTCTTCTGTCTTTCCCTTTCTGAGCTTGGCGATATAGTTCCCGTAGACGCCTTTTAAGAAATTTCGGCTCTTCTCACGGAAGTTGCCTGCTGTCGAATCGTCCTTGAGAATGACCCGTTCGCCGCCTGGGACTTGCGCGTTCTTGGTCTTCCCAGAGCGATAGAAGCGGGTTTGCTGGAGGAAGTCTTCGAACGAGAGTTCGCCAGGCTGGAGCGGACCAACCATGGGATCACGTTGGCTGACTTGCTCCGTGGCCGTGACCGTCTCTGGCGTTGGGACCTGCTCTTTCTCTGGCTGCTTGCTGGCCTGCTTCGGCGCCTGCATAATTTCAAGCGCAATCGCAAGCTCTTCAAGCATGTCCGGGGAGAGCTCGTCGAGGTGCCGTTTCCCAGTCTTCTCTTCCGTGAAATCCATGAAGGCAGGGTTGTTGTCCCATGGAATCCCCTTCTCGTCGGCCAACTTGTGAATGTCGGCCACAGTTCGAGTAGGCTTCGTGCCTTCAACGGTGACCTCTGGCACCTCAAGCACTTCGTCATGGTCGGCCATCTGAATCGGGTCGTCCGGTGCCGGGAGCGCCGGCTGCTGCTGCTTCGGCTTCTTCGGTTTAACATCAATGGTTTGCTCAAGCGCGGCCCTCGCTTTGGCTTCTGTCTTGAATTCATTCCCGCCCGTTGCTGGGTTCGTCAGATACGTGCCGTCTGGCCGTTGCACCTGGAATCGGCCATCTCGCGTCGGAATGATACGCGGTTCTGATGGTAGTTCTTCCGTCACGGGCTCGTCGGGAAGCGCATAGGTCGCGTCGACGGGCTCCGGTTCTACCTGTGGCACAGGCTCAGGAAGGCCTGGAGTCTGTCCAGGGGATTCCTCAAGGAAGTCAAGATCCTGGTCAAGCGCCTCGCGCATGTCGTCGTCGATTGGATCAGGGGCTATCGTGGGCGTAACAGGAGGTTGTTCCGCCACGAGCGGCTCGCTCGGCGTGGCTATGGGTTCCTGCGTTATCGCTGCCTCTGGCGTCTGAAGAGGGCGACCACTAACTTCTTGATTAGGTGACACCGCCATCTCCGGGGGTGGGACCGAAGACGGGGGCGCCGAAGGAGCTTGTGGCTGCTTCATCAAGAAGGGTGGCCGCTGTCCCGGTTGGGTAACCTGCATCTCATCAGGGAGACTCGACACGTGACTCTGGACGGAGACCGGCTCCGGCTCGGTGAAGAGCGGACTTTCGGTTTGTGGTTGCTCCTGCTGCCGTCGTGCCTTCCTGGATTGTAAGACGCCAGACAGAAAGCCAACAATCGCCCCACTGCCTCCCCCTGCAGCTCCACCCATCCCAGCCCCTTCAAACCAGGAGCGGTTTTCGTCGTAGAGCTGCTGCGCAACGATATTCGAGCCGGTCTGTTGGAAATACTCTTGGATAAATTCTTGTGCGGCGGTCACTCCTGATTCTTTCAGGACTGTCACAAATCGTCCGCCCGTAGCTTTATTGAACCGGTTGATAATCCCAGCAATCGGCAAGGCTTCGCTGGAGCCTACGGCAGACCCTAACCAAAAGGCTTTCTCTTGCACGTCCGGAGAGGCGGTCTTCTCTTTGGCGTCTTCGTACTGCTCTACTCCACCGACACCAGCCCCGAGCACGGCGGTTGTGGCAAGTGGAGCCTTCGCGGCCAGACCTGCGACCCCTCCAGCCATGAACCCAACCATGCTGCCCACGGCTCTCGGGAGCACACCAGCCACAAAATTCTTCTGCATGGCGGGATCGGCGGGGAAGAGCCGCTTCGCCATTTTGTCGATGGTCACGCCGAGTTGATAACTCCCCCGCTGTTCAATCGGACGATCATCACGGAGACTTTCTGGCAGGATTCGATCCAGGCTCTTCGAGGCCACGGCAATGGACTTGAGCGCGTCCGCTGGAATCTGCGCAAGCCCCTGCATGAAATTATATGCGGCCTCTTCCACTCCTTGCCGTACACTCTGGATTGGCGGAGCGTCTTGGATGTCTTGCCCGGTCTGCTTGATATCGGCAGTAAACTGGCCTGCGAGTTCTTCGGCGGTCGGCACCTTACCGGAGACATGGACCTCGGGCACGTCTAGGACGTCTTCCTCTGTAGCCGTTGGTTCATCGGGCAGGGGGATTGCCTCACCGTCCATACCGATGATGGAGTGTCCGGGCTGCGGTTTGTTTACGATCTTACCTGTGATGGTGTTCAGTCGCCCGTCCGGAGTGTCTACGAACTCACGGGGATGTCCAGGGAGCTTATATTTCGAACTGCCGTGGAGCCGTGGCCGGCCTTGCTCGTCCAGGTCGGTTGGATCAGGCACCAACTGCATATTGTCAGCAAACGCTCGCCGGTAGTCATAGAAATGGTTCGGGTTGTCTGGATCGGGGTTCAACCCACGATCGGCGAAGTTCTGCTTGTACCAACGCTGAAACCGCGCTTCTTGCTTCGGATCTGTAAACCCTGGCCCCTTCGGCGGAATTAACGACTTGGCCCCAGGCCGCTGCGCCTCCATTAAGGTCTTAGCGTTCCGCTGTTCGGTCAGGTTCGCAATCTCACCCATCCCCGGCATCTGCTTATAGAGATCAAGGACGCTGGGCTCTGGGAGGTCGAACGACTGCCCCGCCTCGACCATCTGCCGTTCTATCTGGTCACGGCTGAGCGGTTTCGTGGCCTTGAGCGTGCGCGGCTTGACCTGTGGCGCGTCTACGGGGAGTTGGTCGAGCGTTGGAACGTCTACACTGGGTTGCGTCTTACTGGGGGCAGTTGTGGCAGCGGGAGCGGCTGTCTTAGGTCGGTCTCGCGGCTTGGGGACCGCCTCATCAGGGGCAAAGAGCCCCTTAACAAACCGCTTCGCCCGGTTGAAGGGGGTGTATTGCTCCTCAAGATCCTTCTTGAACTGCTGCGCGGCATGAACATTGCCTATGACTTCGCGCCGTTTCCCTGTCTCTCTGTCGAAGTCTTCGCGCTTGGCCTTCCGAAAGGGGGTCGGATCGTCACCAGGGTACTTGCCGACTTCCAGCGTAGCGATTGCCTCATCGCGTTCCTCTTCAGGAACGGAGAACTGATCGTCGAGGGAGCGGTGGAAATCTTCTAGTTCCTCTAAGGTCATAGTTTTCAGTTGCCTGAAGTTATATTGTTTTGTAAAATAATCACATGGACAGAGTTACACGTAGCAGGAATTACTACAAGGACAACCGCGAACGATTGTTGCTTAAGTTTAAGGAGCGATACAAGAAACACAGAGATAAAGTGTTGGCCGCACAACGCATGCGACTTCGCAATAATCCTGAAAAAGTAAGAGAGCAACGAAGAAAAAGCAGGAGAAAGTATAGACTGAAAATACTTGCAGCTCACAAGATAAGAGTCGCCATACTGAGAAATAAGGCTATCGCCATTCTTGGCGGAAAATGTGCGCATTGCGGATATGATAAAGATTTTCGAGCTATCCAAGTCGATCATATTAATGGAGATGGGTGGACTGAACGTAGGGCTGTCGGTAACTACAGAATTTATCGATCTATTGTGACTCTTGGACATCAAGATAAGTACCAGCCTCTTTGCGCTAACTGCAACGTCATAAAACGGATGGACTTCGGAGAACATCAACAGAAATTCAGGATCGCGCCAAAGCTTTCATAGATTCACTCCTCATCACCATAGTCCATCAGATCGGTGTCGTCGTCCTCCATCTGCATCGACTTCGGATCACCGGAGGCGAGCGAGCGCATAAACTCGTGCATGGTCACCGGGTTGGAAATATCGCTCTCCTTGACCCCGAGCTTGTTCAGGAGTTGCATATGTTGCTTGACCTTCTCCCGGCGCTTCTGCACTTTGAGCCGTGCGGCGTCGAGCTGGTCTTTGTAGGGGGCAAACCCTGGGTCCATGGTGCCGTCTGGGCGCAAGAACTCGGATTTCCTCGACTTGAGTTTTTCCCCCAGCATTTGATACTGCATCTCAGCCGCATCTTTCTTGGCCAGCTCCGACATATACCGCGAGAAGGGCTTCGTGAGTTCCTTAGAGCGTTGCGCGGCCATCCGCCCCCGCTGCTTCGCAATACCGTACTGCACGTGCATCTCAAAGTCTTTCTCGTCCATGTCAGGGAACTGTTGACGCATCGCTCGACGATAGGCGCGTTCCTGATCTTGAAACGACATCTGCTTCGGCGCTTGCGGCTTCAGCTGCGGAGGATTCGGCATCATGCCAGGATGCACCGGTTGCGCTGGGATCACCGCATTCGGCCTCGGCATGCCGCCCATAGGAGGCGGCGCGGACGGTGGGCCAGGATTACCAGCCAGCATGGCACCCGGAGGCGGAGCGGTCACTTGTCCTGGCCGCACCGGAGGCTCAGCCAAGGCCGTGCCTCCTGCCATCCCAGGCCGTTGTCGTTCATTCGGAAGCATGTACGCCATGATCGATCCTCCTTACCGTGCGAGAAATCTACCGGGAGACGGGAATTCTTTCATGATCTTGTCCGTATTCATCATGCGGGGTGCCGACATCCCTACCCGAGGGGCAAGATTCGGCGAACCCATCCCCATACGTTCCATCTGCATGTTTGGCTTTGGTGCCGTGTGCCCATCGGTCCTGAACTGCCCTCCGCCTGGAGAGTAGGCGCGGATCCCGCCATGTGGCGATGGCTGAGCCGTGGGCACGTTGGCTGTAAGCTGCGGCACTTCCATTCCGAGTCGTTGCGCTTGCATCGGTTGCGGACCTTCTGGCTGGTAGTAGTTCATTAGGACGTGCGGATCCCAGCCCTCAGCACCGGCAAAGGCGGATAACGACTGCCTCTTTTTGTAGGCGTCGATGTAGTCTTGCCGTTGTTTCATCTGGCCCATCTGCATCGTGGCTCCGAGGACCGTTTGCCCTGCCTGCGCCAAGCCTTGTCCAATGCCATAGCTGCTCATCGTGACCCCCTTGACTCTCTCCCTAGTGGGAGGTAGGCTGAACCTATGAAAACCCTACTCGCCATTCTGCTTCTCATTCCATCACTCGCGCTCGCTGAGTCGATGACTGCTGCGGAATTCGAGGCCTGCCTCAATAACATCCCGTGCCTCACCGCCTATACCAGAGGCCAAGCGTTCCATGAGGAACAACCCACGAATACCGTCCAAGAAGAACTCGACGCTCGATTGTTAGGCGTCCATCCATTGTCGTTGCCTACAACGCGAGGGCCATTCCTGGGGCTATCTCCACTGATTCCTCTTTATCCACAAACTTTTTATCCAGAGCCCGTACAGCACTGGTGAGCATCCCCAAGTAACTAATCACATCGACCTTCCGCCCATCTGACACAATCTCCGGCATGGTGTCCGCCATCCCGCCGATATGGGACTCCGCCTCGCCTTTGTAGCGCCATTTCTTCACAGGGATACCCCGCACCGCCGCCAGCATTTCCCCGTCTGAAATCGGTTCAACGTCTTCCTTCATGGCAGGATCGGAGAACATCATCCCGGCTGCCAGCCCGGACATCCCCAACGACGCCCCGCCGCTGATATAACCAGCCCGTTCTCGTCCCTTCTCCTTTTCACTGTCAAACTGCATGCTTCGAGTGAATTGATCGCCTTGCATCGCGTTGTTGAGCGTATTCTGATACGGGCTATAGGCCCGGGCTTGTGCGGCAAAGGGGTTTTCCATCTGGCTCTGCGTCGTTGATCGGCTACTCTGGCGGTTCAATGCCAAGGCCTCCGCCGTGGTCAACATGTCGCGCTGCTCGCCTTCCTTGAGCGAGGTCGCCATGGTTTGATATTCCCGCATGGCCTGTTGTCCTGGCGTCGAGAGCTCCCACCCTGGCCCGAGCTGGCGGTAGAGATTTTCCTTCATCTTATTTTCGCCCAGCTCCAATTCCTTCTTGAGGGTTTCGCTCACTGGAAGTTCGCCCTTGAGGGCTTTCAAGCTGCGTTCGGTCTGGAGGCGTTCGATTTCCTGCTTGTTCGCCTGCTGGCCAGGGTTGAGATATTCATAAGCCTTCGTCTCAGGGTTGTACTTGAGCCCGGATTCTGCCAGCATGAGGGGTTCGAGTTGCTGAAACCGCTTGGCTTGATCCATCTGAAAATCAAGCATCTCGTTCTGACGCCTCACCAATCCAGGATCGGGAGGAGGCACGTCCGGCCCATCGCCGCCGCGTAGCTCTGGAAGCCAGGACCCATCAGGCAGTTGATAGAGCTTAAGCGCGTCCATAGTGATGCCCTCCATGATAGCGTGAGACGGCTTCCTTCACCGTTGCGGGGAGACTAGCCAGACCTGCTTCTTTCTTGAGATACCAAAAGTCGTCATCTTCCGCATAGATTTCCGCGCCGATCATCTCGGCCCATTGGCACATCGATCGATTCTCTCGTCTGATCGCCTGCAACCATCCGGCGATACCTTCCGATTCACACCGATACTCGAGCCGTCGGATCTCTCCCAGCAAGCGTCGAAGTCCGTCCCGATGTCCGTCAAGCGGTGGCAAGCTCGTCAGCCAGACCCATACATTTCCATCCGACGGAGAGATACGCTTTTCGATCCCAAACAACGGCCATTCTTCATGCGGCTGGAGCCCATACCGATCAAGCCGGTCCCGCTTGATCTGATAGATATCCAGTCTCATCGGCGATTCCCCGGTTGAAACCGCACCAAGATCGTGGCAACCGAAAAGGAGCTATTATTCGTATCGTTTTCCCCTACAATATAGAACTTTCTGCAATCCCCGTAAAGTCGCATCCTTCGGTCTGCGTCGGTCAAGGTCTTGCTGGTCGAGAGCGTCCCGTCTTGGTAGATCTTTATCACAATGCTGTTATTCGAACTCCCTGGCGCAAAGGTCACTTGCAGCTCGCGCATGCTCGCGAGTTTATCGTCGGCATAGGGAAAGAACTCTTTCGTCGTGAAGGTGCCCATGTACCCCGCCGCGTCTTTTGTTCTGGCGGTTTGATCGAGTCTATAGATAAACCCGTTCGAGGCTCCGGCTAAGAGATCAAATTGCCCGGTCGTGGAGTTCCGATAGAGCGCCAGCGATTCGCATTCATCGCGTGTCGAGACGAATGCTTGCACATCACGAATCCCACTTGACGGATCGGAGCGATGGAGATCAAGTCCAATGATCGTTTTATTGGTCGGGAGCGACTGCCCGGAAATGACATTCGGATTCGGCGAAAACGCGAACAGCACCTTTTTCTTCCTGGGGTAGTAGACGCTTTGGACATTCGGATATTGGAGCCATGCGCTGAGTTGATCGACCGGCAGTTTAGCGAAGTCTGTGTTACTCCTGATATATTCTCCAAGTTCCAACCCCTTCACCGCAGACGAGCGAACATCGCCGCTCTCCTGTACGGCCGAGAGTGCATGGAAATAGCCGTTCGGCGAGACAAAAAAGACCTCATCATCGGCTTCCACAATCGCGCCTGGAGAGATCGCCCCAACATACTTGGATACACGCCGCCATCCCCAGGTAGAGGTATCCGAATCGCTATCGTCAAGCACGTACACTCCGCTCGGGTATTTGAACAAGTACGCCTTATTGCGCCAGGAAACACCGCCGATCGTAATATCCCCTTCACCGGGATAGACTTGAAAGAAAAGATTTCCACTGTTGATGAAATCGCTATGATTATTCAGCACGCTAACGTAGACGCCATGTGGCCGGTTACTATTGCCCCCTGCAAACATCCTCCCTAAATGCAGGAACCCCCAGCGAGGCCCTACTGGTGAGGAATTCCAGTCAGTCGCTCTCGTGTTGCGGTACACGGTAATAGTCCCTGAGCCATTACTCGTAAAATTTTCAACTGACCCGCCGATGGTTAATGAGGCTTGGAAGGTGTTGGCTGCGGTATTGACTACATATAGCGGGTTGCCCAATACGGCAAGCCCGGTTGGCAATGATCCAGTACTGGTAAAGTGGACAGCCGTGCCGTTTGCGAGGCCGTGCGATGTCCTTGTCCATGTGTCCGTGGTATGATCAAATGTGACGGTTCCAACGCTCGCCCCTAGCGGTCTAGCAATGGCTCCGCCGGTATAGACATACGGGCTTGCATTCGCAAACCCAGCGAAGTAGTAGATCGCCTTGCTGGTCCCGTCAAACCCCTCCACAAATGGGGCATGGGAGTGAGTCACGTCTGGGCCTAGCAGCGACTTCACAAGTCCGCCTGTTCCCACCGTAATGATACGTGTTGGCGTCTTGCAGACAAGTTCTTCTGTTCCGTCATCCATCCGAAAATGGTGCATGGCGCGAATCTCCGGATCCGCCCCTGTGACCGCTGAGCTATTAAACTTCGTTGCCCCGCCACCCTTCTTCCAGGTGTCATCCTCGAACGTGATAGAGTTCATGGCCGTGAGATCCGTATCCCTCACGAGATCCGGGCTTTTCGACGCATTAAGCCCCCCTTGACCACAGGTAACCGTAAGAGTGTCGAACTGCCGCATTAGGTACACCCCAAGGCAGCGGAATGTTTCGCCTGGACGTGAAACTGCCCGCCGCGGTTCGGGATATAGAGATCGATCATGGTACCGATTTGCTGAACCGCTTTGGTCATGGCTTGATCCGCCTTCGAGTCATCCTTGTTCACGAAGAGTTCATAGGCGGCAAGATGGACTAAGACGCTCCGATGCTCACGTGGGATTCGTGGTGTATCGGCATCGCCAGACCCGGAGAAGTCTAGGTTGTGGAAGACCGCATAATCGTACTCGATGTTGAGGGCATCTTCCGACCATGGCGCCAGCCTCAGCTTTCGAAGAATCCCGTTATCTGAGGCGGAGTAGGCCGAAGGCGCCACTTCACACGCCGCTTCAATCGGTCCAAACCCGAGCGACCAGGACCCGCGCCCATAGCGTTGTTCGAACAGCTTCTTATCGATAATCCTAATTTCTCCATACCACGATCCTCGGACAAAGAGAGGATCCCAGATTTTCAACACGCTCCCCGGTGTGGTGTATTCATCTTGGAAGATCACCGCCGACCCGGACGTCTCAAGTTCGACGTAGGGCGCATCAAGGGTGAGGTTTTCTGTCCCACCGGTATGCGCCGTAATGCGATAGACGGATTGATTGCCTTCCACATAGAACTTAGCACCGGCTTGGCTGGCGGTAATCGTGGCCGAGAGGGTGACTACGGCAGGCGAGGCAGCGGAAATGGTCGATACTGACACTGACTGCTTTGCCGCCGTTGTGATTACGCCAGGAGTTGGGGAGAGTGCCCAGGGCCACGGCGCCCAGCCTAAGAGCCTCCAATAGGCTTGCCTGACATATCGCTTCACGTCGGAGCCATATTCGCCGCTCACATTCTCGGCCTCGCTACAGTCGGACTGCACCGCATGGAGAATATCAAGCCCGGTAATTAAGTCTGCAGAAGCCATCGCTACTCCTCCTTGGCCATCCCGGCCTGTATTAACGCAGCAGCCAGCGTCTTTCCGTCTCTACTCACTACGCCCTCGATCCGTTCAAATGTATGTTTCCCGCACGTCTCTATCGTGAATGGACGCTGAGCGAGCCAATCTGCAGTAAACTGTCGAGCCTCCTTGAACCCTAGCGTGTTCCGCTCCGGAGCGTTGACTCCTTGCACGCGGATCTTCACGTATCCAGGCGGGAACAGATTGAACACGGCAAAGGTATCACCATCCATCACGCCCACGACCACTTGAGGCGGGATGTCGACCGTGAGGCACGACGCGCCAAACGAGGCGACGGGGATGAGGAAGGTGACGCAGATCAAGCCCACGATCCCAACGGCCACAATGAGAATGGCGGCAAGATCCAGCGTCGTCCCGTATCGGCCATGCCACTTCATCGGTTACTCCGTTGGTGAACACGCTTCGCCGTCTTCTCGAATCAGCCGGTCAAGATCGTCGTACCTGATCCAGGCTCGACCATTGAGAGCCCACGGGAGCCCCCAGGAATTTTGAATCAAACCACACTCTTTCCGGTCGTCATACCCAATCAGTTCGTAGGCATGACCACCAATGCGCCGACCTGTCACGCGCAAGATCCCGTGCTTATCCGGCGTCATCATCCCAGAATACCAGTGTGTCCCGAGTACCACCGGCCCACGGAGTCCGACCCATTGAATCGCGTCCTCGACCGTAAAGGCCCAGCCGTAGGAAGCAATCTTGCCGGCCAACTGTAAGGCTTTGGCACCTCCACGTACCGATGAGCCGTCATAGTCTTCCCCGTCCCATTCGTCGTTCCGTTGCGCGAGGGCGTAGATAATCTCTGGCGATGGATCGCGCTGGAGTTTCGGCAGTGCGCGGAGGAGCGCATGCCATGCGTAACCCACGCACATCGGCGTATTCCCTTGATCCCCCTTCCACCAGATCCGCCAGGTCTTTCGAACCGGACGAGGCTCGATCGGCGCCGCCTTCCGTAGGAGGAATTTCCTATCTCTAGTATCTGGTGCGAACCGTCGACCGAATTGGATGGTCATTCCTTTTCTATCCATTTCATTTCGCTCTGGTAGCGGGCGTTGTCAAAGGTAACCATCCGCTGTCTCAGTAGCCGTTCGTCCAACAACTTTTCAACCGCCAGATCGTAGGCTTGTAATGCCTCGTCGGTGGTTACGGTGATGGATTCTTCCGGTACGAGCTCAACGGCGGGAGGGTCAACGGCTCCATCGTCGTCAGCTCCTCTGGCAACTTCGTCGGCGTGGGGCATGCTCGTTTCTGATAGCTGGGGCACCCGGCTAAGAGCATCGAACTGAGTAACAAACCCAGGAGGCAACACACACGGCTGTTCAGTGGATTTAACATAGCGAATCGTCTCCTTATGGATCGGCGCGGCCTGCTCTTTGACTGTGCGAGCACGTTCCGCAGCCTGTTGCATCGCCACTTGGAGGGCTTTCTTGGCGTGGCGTTCATGCTGGGCCAGCTCTAAGAGCTCTTGAATGTGCGCTTCGTGGACCCGCTCTCGCTCAGCCCAGACCCCTTTCAGGTAGATCCACCCAACAAAGGCCAGTACGAGCCCAGAGATAACGCCCCACTTCATGAGCGGGGAGGCGGTTCGGATCGCAGTCAGTACCGGCACCATTTAGCACCTCACTAAGCACAGTAGATAGAGCAGCCAGGACGTCACGGAGATGATGAACACTAGACAGCCTCGTGCAATCCAGTCCAGCAGCTCATCATGGCTCATGGCGCTACTCCTTATTCAACTTCCCCCCAGTCTTCTGCGAGCAAATCAGTTTGGCTAACAAGCCAAGGCACAATTTCGCCAGTTGCAGTTCGCATATCGACATGTGCGTGATAGTCTATCTCTGTGCCTTCAGGGTAGATTCCGAGCAATGGAGCACGATTGACTTTGAATCTGCTTCCAGGAACAAGGAATACAAACATGTTCTTCCCATTCCATCCAGAACGACTTACTTTCTTGCCGACCTTAATTGATTCTAGTGCTTGAGAAAAGTTCATAAAACCTCCATACAGTTACTCTACAATCACCACATAAATCGCGCCAGCCAGAGCAATCAACACGGCCAGAGCAACCCCGTACAGAATCCACGCAAACACGCCGTTCCATGGGCTCATGGCGCTACTCCTTTACTGGGCCAGCCTTCGACAATAGCTCGGTCTTGAGCCCGCCCTGATGTGTTGTGCCAACCCAAAATAGGATGCATGCACTTGTAAACCCTGAGAGCTGCCCCAGCATATATACCAGCGTCTCTCTGTTGCCGGGAGGGATTTCAAAAAAGAACAGCAATGCCGATGAGGCGACAAAACTCGCCAAGAGCGCGACAGTCAGCGCACCGACAAACCAGAGCATACGCTTCACGCTCGGTTTCTGTGGCTCGTCACTCATGGATGCACCTTCCTTTCAGCGCTCTTTTTCATTCCACGGGTCTCTCGGTATCCGGTCAAGGATTTTGTCAAGCTTCTTGTCAATGCTCTCAAGCCTGCGCTGGTCGTCTTCTCGATGTGCCCGAAGCCCCGTAATCTCCTGAGCGTTACCCGTGATACGGATATGTACAGCTTCGACTTTCACATTCATATCATTTCTTAGGGCATCCGCCTCTGCTTCAATTTTAGCAAACTTTGGCGCGAGCCATCCCAGCATGGAAATGACGGACGCCATCACGCCAGCAATGACACCAAAAACCGTGTCCACCCATTCCCATTTCGAATCATACATAGCGCCTAAATAGTACCCAAAACAACTACCTATAACTACTGGCTATTCAGCCAGGTTGCCGCGCTCGCTCGAACAGGCCGACACACATACCACCTCATACTTCAGACGTTCCACCGGTCCCGCGCATCACACGAGGGACAAAGAAGACATGATGCCCGACTTCCGCTACCTGGACCGCGCTGTGTGCCTTGGCCCAATCCGGTGTCACTGGCACCAGCCGAGGATCTGGGTTGTAATAGAGCACCGCGCCTTTCACCGTGTCGGAGCCATGCCGCGCCTCTTCCCATGCTCGCATACATTCCTGAACAACCGGATCATCGGTATCGATCCTGATATTGCGAATGCGGCCAAGGTCTTTCGAGTTCCACCCGGAGAACTGCAACGGCCTCAAGACGGTCCCGGACACCGTGCCATCGCTGGAGTACTTGCGCTCCATCCGGTTGCGGATTACTTCAGCCACGGCTACCTTACCGACATATGGCTCGCCGGCGGCTTCCTGCATGATCGTCACGATTGCCAGTGCATCTTCGCCTATGAGTCGCATATCGTCTTCTCCTTCGGCTGCTCGATCGGTGGACACCCACGCCAGCCACAGGCACAAAACCACTCCTCCCGCGCATAGTGCTTTTGCACATGTCGTTGGCATGCTGGGCATCGGTAGTTCCACGCCATCATTGAATCCCCGCCTGCATCCCACCCACTGTCACACACGCCCCGCCACTCGGCGTGTAGGACGCCAGGGGTTGACCACCTTGGTCATAGAGTTTAAAGCATATAGTCTTGCCAGCCGCAGCCGCAGCGAAGCGGAACGCACCGCGAATGGTTCGAGAATTATTATCCGCCATCTCAACGGTGGGGATGCCTAATGAATTCGTCAGAGTGATCCCGTTGGTGTGAGTCAGGGCTCCTGTCAACGCCCCAGAACCGGCCATACCATCGTTAAAATGTGGATGAGTGTCTTCGCCCCAATACGCCACGCCATCAGCGGTAGCGGTATCCGGAACAGGGTTGATAAATTCCCCGCCGTTCACATTGTAGCGAAAACGTGGTTGGATAACGGTAGATCCGCCGCTCTCATTATTGTATTGTACGACCAACGCCGCCCCGCCCGGGGAAGCTGACATGATCGCTGCACTCTGGGCCCCCACGGTCTGCGCAATGCCATTCAGATAATGCGTGTGTTCCCACTGGTGCGCGACCTGCGTGACGGTGGGAGAAGACGTAGGCGGCTGATCGGCCTCGAATAAGTCTGCGCAACTGGCATCTGTCGTGTAGACGGAAGACCGATCGAAAATGTGGTTACCTGATAAGGTAGAAGCAAACCCGGACGGCAGACCGAAGCGGAGAGTACTAGCAAAGGTATAGGAGCTATAACTGATGACTGATGCCCCGGCCACGGTTCCAGCTTGACCATTGATGTACAATGTCATGACATCTGTGGATGGGTTACCCTTCACGCACACGTGAGTCCATCCAGACGAGACTGAAAACTCCGTCGCTGGGCCAGAGGTTGCGCCAGCCCCCATGCGCCACGTGTTAGCGGAATCACGAAACACAAAAAACCTCTGATCTGTCCCGATGGCTGTTCCGAAAATGTCCGCAGTATCCCCCATCGCGGTGGGATCAATATAGATCCAGGTGGCGACGACAAGATGGTTCGTCGACGGATTGTGACCGCTCAGCAGTCCCGTGTCGGCGTAGTCCGCCTCGTTCTGGTTAGTTTGGAGCCCTTTCACAAATTTACCAGTCACAAAAGACGTGCCGCTGCAGGTCGCATGGTTGGCGTTCCCTGATGAATCGTTGCAATCATCTTCCCACTCGTAAAGTGCGGTATCTCCAGTTGGTGGGGGCGTGGGTCCGCCACCATCACACGCCGAGCTATCGACTGGAAAATTGGGCGTGGTGTGGAGCGGTTGATTGAGGGTATTGCCAATGAGGGCTGAATCAGTATTCCCCGAACCTGAGCTGACTGTCCAGGTTTGCCCTGCGGCACAATTGCCGCCCGTAATCCCACCGACATCCACGCGCACAATCCCGCCGCCAATCAGCGAGGTACTGGCCGTAACAGGTGTTCCGCAACCTGTGCCGGTGCATCCTGGTGTCCACGTACCGAGGCGGATAGGGGGCTCGTTGGTGCAGATTGTCACATCGATGAAATGCCCGCCGGTCATTACAGCACTCAGTACTTTCGGCACTTCGAGTGCACCAATCTCTGGGGCAGTGTCGCAGAATGCCAGCCCGGTTGCACTCGTGCCCGCGTTGATCGCGGTACTCCCCGATGCTAGGGATAAATCGCCGGTCCCCGCGCTCGTAAATGATGGGTTGGCCGTCTGTGTATTGCTAAAGGTACCGTTCGCAAATCCCCCTGTCACAACGGCCTTAGCGAGATAGACAATGTTGTTGCGGACGAGCAACGACCCTGGCGAGAATTCACGCGCATACCGAATGCTGTTCGCGCTCCCAGAAATGTGGTTGTAAATTGTATTGTTGTATACCTTGATCGTCTGTGTGGCGGTCTGCGCAGAGCGTGGACTAATAAGGATCCCATCACATGTTGACAGATCGCAGGAATCGCGAATTACGTTATTGTAGATCTCGTGCCCTCCACCACCAGTCGAGACGTGAATGACCTTTGATCCGGTGACGCCCTGTTGCCAGGTGTCTGTATTCGAGCGTCCAATCTGGTGGAACAAGTTGTTACGGATGATGATGTTTTGCAGTGGCGAGCTTCCCGGCCATATCCCAATGCCGTGCGTCAAGTTGTGAAAATAATTGTTCTGTATGACTGTGCGGTTACCCGGATTATAAATATTGTTTACACCTGGCCCGTAACCGGGATTCAGAATACCATTGTAGGCAAATTCGTTGCCTTCAATCAGGTTGTCACCACCCAAGAACCCGGAGGCTGAGGAGGCAATCTGAAATGCAGTACCAGCGTTGTCATGCACGTAGTTGTTGATGAACCGAATGTGATGCGAATACCCGTTTGTATCTGTTCCGTCCATCCGCAGGCCTTGGTGGGCGTTCGTAATTTCGAGATGTCGGAACTCCATGTAACTACAGGTTTCACCACGGGAACAGTAGATACCGCGCTGCGTGGCGGTATAGTCCGCACGGATCACAGGGCGAGCCAATGCAGGATCACCGCTGATGATGGTGTAGGCACTGGCACTGCCACCCGGAGGATTCAGAATGCCCTGATTGGTGTAGGTCCCAGGTTTGATAATGAGCGTGTCGCCACCAGCGAGACACGCAACCCCAGCAGCAATCGTCAGCTTCGGCGTGGATTCAGTCTGTGCAGCACTACAGGAATTGCTGTTATTGCCAGTTGTGGCAGTGTAATAGGTTGCAGCCTGCCCAATCGCGGGGAATGCAAGCATAATAACCAGCGAGAGAATTACTGAAACCATAACGGTTGCCCCCCCTCGTCAGACGCGGCTGGTTTCACCACGTACGTAAAGATCACCCAGTCATCAGAGGCAATCGTCCAGCTCATCACCCCACCATCCGCACCGGCTTGATAGGAAGCCCCCCCGTTTGTCGAGGCTGTGGTGCCTTCGTGAATGACGGTTTGATTGGCTCCTACTGATGGTGCCCCAGCGTCATCAGACGAAAAGAAGTCGACAACAATATCCCCGGCTGCAACCGTCCCCGCTGTCACAGATGGGGTTGTGCTGACGCCGCTTGCTTGGTTTGTGGAACGGAACTCGGTGAGATCCGAGTCGAGACAGGTCCAGATGATGATGTCCGCTTGGGAGACTGCCCCTGACCATGTGACCACCACATCATTAGTCCCGCTTGGTGGATTGCGCAGCCGATACAGGTTCCCGCCAAGGATGGTACTCACATATTGGAAAGTGGTATCGGCGGTCATCGCATTGCCGCCTTGCGTCACACTCGAAATCGTGACGCCAACGCCGTTGCGGAAGCCGACCCCGGCAAAGGTAATTCTGTTATTGCCAGCAGGAGTGGTATATGAGATCGTACGAGGATTGGCGGGGCTTGACTCATGGACCTCTACCGTACCTGCGTCAACACAGGTAAATGCTGCCTGCGCCTGGAGAGGAAATAGAAGGAATACTGAAAGAAGCCAAGCAATGAGAAGCATTATTCCATCTCCGCGATGCAGCCTGCCGTGTAGTTCGCGTTGACCCAGTTGCGTAGGGTGGTGAGTTCAGAAAGCACGGTGGAATTGGTCAGTCCGTGGCCGTCAAATTGGCGCAAAAGCCGATAGCGTACTTGCCATAAGCTGCATCCCGCTGCCGTAACGGTTGGTTTAGACAATGGCGTAATCTTTTGCCCCGCTTGGACAGCCGCAGCGGTTCCTGCTGTGTGCTGGATGTCTAACTCATTCATGACCCCGCCTGCCCAGATGCGCAGCTCTGCATAGGCGTCCGCAGCGGTACCGCGAGAGACCACGGTATAGGTGCGCGTGACTACCGACTCCCCGGCATTGCCACGGAATTGCACCTGAACCTCACGGGCTCCGCTGTCGTTGGTGCGGTTCGAGGCAATGGTTGCGTCGGTATAGGCTGCCTGCGCTGCCGTTGGCATCAGCAGTAGAATGAGCAATAGCATGTAATGCATGGGCATCTCCTTAGTGGCTGAGCGATGATTCGCTGTACAGCAAATCGGTACCAATAAAATGTAGTGTCGCTGCCGCTGTCGTTGGGTCATCGGTGGCGTCCACATCGATATAGCCAAAGAGCCAATCCCCCGCCGCGCAGGTGCCGTTCGGGGTCACAGCCGCACTGAGCGTCGCTTCGATAGCTCCACTCCCAGCTAGCACAGCATCATCAACTTCCACCTCGGTTCCATAGGTGCCGTTAAAAGCAGTACCAGGGGCGCGACACGCTGCCGCGACTTCAAGCGCAACGGAGCCAGTATCATCCGCCGTTTGTGAATAATAGGGCCTGATGTAGATCACCCCGGCATCCCAGTTAGAGCGCATGGGGATGGCAAACCGGAGGCGGGAGGAATTGTTTTCCGTGCAGATGAAGGTGGGCACCACCACGTTGGAGATCGTGACCACGGTTGGTCGCGCTGGGCAGTTTGTGCCGTCACCTTCAAGGGCGCGGGCACTAAGATAAACAGATTTCAGTGGTTTGAGCGCGCCAACGGCGTAGCGTTCCTTGGGGGTGGCGGCGTTCGGCTCAAAATTGATCATAGCCACGTCCGAGGCATCCGTGATCTGAAACTTCTTCCCGGCGATGACCTTGATGACCTTGTGGCAGTTGTGCAGGGTACCGCTAATTTTGCAGGTGGCAATCGTAATGCCGCTGGTTGAATCGTAAAACGTCACAGCGTAACTGTCAGCAGCGGCACTGCCAGTAGTAAATGCTGTAGACTCGTTGATTGCATCGCCATCAATTCGGTCTACGGCAAGTACTGAGGAGAGTCCCGGTGTTGTGGATAACAACAGGACAAAATTGTCTGTCGTGTCGCAGAAGTAAAACGCGCCGTCATCGGTGTCAAGAAAAAGACCATTTGCCGAGAGATCCCCAGGCGTACACGTTGAGGGGAGTTCGTCTCCTGTTCCTATCGTTGTGACCCCACCACTACCACTACTGCCACCCTGGATCAATTGGGCATAGCTCGGTGAGACGCCGGTGAGAAAGGCTAGGATTATCGCGCTAGAGAGGATCTTCTTCATGGGCATACTCACTCTTGGTTAGGGTGGACCAGGCTAGGCATCCCGTAGAGACGGCATGCCTGATAACTCGTACAGTCCCAGACCTCGAGACTGCCTTCTCCTGCCGTCAGAAGCGAGCCTCCCAGGATCATCGACGTTTGGCGGAAGACCTCTCCCGCGCTTGGTACCGGAACAATGACAACCGTAGACTCGCCGATAAGCCCTGCTAGCCAGTTGTGGACACGTGCAAAGAATGCGTTCATGTACTTACCCTGAATACCGCCACTTCATATCGCACCGGTTCTGCACGTTCGCCGTACTGATCGCCGCGCAGACCGCATCGCACGCCGCAGGAAGATGGATTTCCGCTCCGCCGATATTCGTGAGGGTTTGGTTCGTCAACACATTGGCTTGCGTCATCACGATATTCCCGAGCATGGCTTGCGTGATTTGCCCTCGCGTGGTGTCTGGCGCCGTGGTGGATTTCACGACGAGCAGATATTCCCCTGGTGCGCTGTAGCCAAGCGCCTGTTTATCGCTTCGGCCATGCCGGTTGATGATGGCCGAGGAAGAGGTCACGCGATGCCAGTCCGGAGGCGCGTCGAACCAGATCAACTGTTCTCCGGTTTTCCCAGTCCCAAAGGAAGGCGCCACATGCAGGTTCGTAAGGGCCGTGAAGTTGTTCGAGAATCCGGTTCCTGCCGAAACCACCGAATAATAGACGGCCCAGACGGTGCTGGCATCGCTAATCTGTGAGACATTGAGGGAGACGATATTAAACGGCGCATCACAGCCGATCGCAAACCCGTCGTTATTCGTGCCGACCGTATCGAGATTCACGTCTCCAGCCGCCGTAGATTGCGCATCGGTCGTATCATCGATCAAAGCACTCCCGGCTGCGTATTCCGATTCGTCCCAGAAGTAGAACCGCCACAAGCTCGGTTGAATCCGCCCCCCGACACCAGCTGTCACGGTGGATCCGGATCGGTTATGGACGCTGAATTCGCCAATCACAAAATGCGTACCATAACTGTTGCTTGGTCGGACCCCCATCGTAATGAGGTCGGAATTCGAGTAGAGAAACTTTGAGGGCCAGGACTTACTGGCCGATTCATAGCGATAGCCGTGCATGATGGGCTCCTTTGTCTAGACTTACCGACGTCGAGACGTGCGCCTGCCGCCTGCCCCGACGAGTTCTCTTGATCGTTCTTCCTTCAACTCTTCTTCCGCATCTTTCCCTTGATAGATCGCAGGTTCATGCGCATCGATCTCCGACGCTGGTTCCGGCATGGACAACAACTTTTCAAAGGCCGGTCCTGGGTTCCAGTGCTTCGTGGGATTGCCTTTCGCGTCTCTGGCGACTTGATGCTCGATAATCTCCCCCGCCGCATTCCGAACGATCACATAAGGGGTGTAGTACCCGGACGCATGGTTATTCGGATCGACCCACTGGGCTTCAGGAGGCAACACAAACGGCTGATGCTGGGGCATCCCACCAGGAGTCGCAAACGTCTGATCCTGCCCGAACCCGTCCCCGTGATGGTTCGTCTGGCCGTGCTGGGTGACCGAATCGGCAATCGGTCCCATGGTTTGGGTAATCGCCAAGAGAATCCGATTGACCGCCTCTTCCGGCATATTGGCAATGGCATGGCTCAACTGGTCTCGCGTACTGTGGCCGGCCAAGACCGGCGCTGGGCCTTCAACCACCGCTTTCACCGAGACGTGCTTGGTCTTCTCGACCCATCGCGTGATATCGGCAAGGGCTGAAGAATCAGACACCCCACCGACTTGATCAAGGCTCGTCACCACCGTGGCGTCCTTGCCTCGGCCAATCTGCCATTGGCCGCTGGGTAGCTCGTAGAGTTCTGCCATTCCCCCACCAGAGAACGACATCGGAATCATGCGCTTGACTAAAAACCCATCGCCTAGACGTTGCATAACGGTCCTTTCTAGTTGGATGGGAGAGGCCACAAGGCCGACCCCTCCCATCGCGGTGATTAGGTAACGACGGTCACGAGCGTGCTGCCCGTCCCGCCTCCGACTGTCGCGGTATAGTTGTTCACGAGCTCTGCATGGGATGTGGTTCCAAATCCGTCCACCAACAAGGTGACTAGAACGCCTTTCCGACAATCCCGGAAGACGGCTCCAGCGATGACCGTGGTACCTGAACCAGTGAAACAGGCCGTCATAGCCGTCCCACCACAGGTCGCCAGGTCGTTCTCAACGACAATCCCATCGATATCGATGAGGTTGACCGCCGAGGCCCACGTACCGGTATCGACGTGGTAGTGGTTGTTCTCGAGCTTTCCGTTCATGTTGTTCCCGGTCAGCTCGAGCACAGGGCCTTGGGCACCGTCCGACCACGCGACATTCCCCTTGAAGAGAAGATTGTCGATGGCTGCGGATCCGGTAAAGCCTTCGGTCGCAATGTTGACGACCGGAGTGACCATATCGAAATAACAGTTTTCGACCGTCAACCCATCCGCCGCGCCGGTAAAGGTCGCAAAGCTCAAGGCGGTAATCGGCACACAGGTCAACCCCTGGAACGACACATCGGCCCCGGTAATCGCAAAGGCCGCAGACCCTGCAATGCCCTTCACGATGGAGGTCGGCTTGCGCACCTTCCGGCCTGCCCAGGCATCCGCCCCCCAGAACGAGAGGTTGGATTTCGCTACGGCGAGATTGGCCGTCAGGGTATGGGTCCCTGGCAAGAGCACGATCGCATCCCCACGCCCATCGACCACATCCGCATAGGCGAGATTGATCGTGTCATAGACGAACTGGTTGTTCTCTCGCGCCCACGATCTGGCCTCTGCTACGGTAAACCCTGCAACGTAGGCCGTATTGGGCGCTACATAGAGCGGCTTACCGGGGATTTGGTTTTCAACTCCGTTCCACTTCGCGTTCCTGGAACGCCTGTAGAGATAGGCGTCTCGAATATACATGCCACTCATAACGACTCCTTCCCATGAATCAGGAGGCGGATAAGCCGCCCCCTGTCATGCCAAGGTTACAAGGTTAGGTTCCCGCGTAGTACAGATCGACGGTCCGTGCCGCTGTGAACTCTTCCGGCTTCGGGGAGCCCAGCACAAAGGCCAGGGCCGAGGAGCCAGCGGTACACGCGGTTGCGACATCGACATCGATCGAGTTGCCTGGTCGGCAAAGCACTGGGCCTGTATCGGCCAAGCTCTTGTAGACCACGGCCCCAATCGCCTGTGCGGTCGTGGCGTTCGGTGCCGTCACCGTGCCATTCGTTCCGTCCAGGTTGGCAGAAATGATCGTCCCGAGCCCATTGATCGCCGGGTACAGATCGAAATCGATCTTGGCCGGTGTTGTGGTTCCCGCGATGCCAAAGGCAAACCCAATGGTATCGACTAGGAACCAATCGAAGATGTTGAACTGGCCTTCTGAACCGGTCCCGCTAAAGTCCATGACTCCAGCAATGTCCGGATTGAGCCAGCGCCGGCTTTCATAGCCGTAGAGTCCGCCCTTCAAGACGGGGAGCGGCTTCGTCAACAGGCCTCGCCCGACTGCCTCCGCCATGGACGGCGCCCACTGGACCCGATTGATCACCCGATGGATGTCACAGGCCAGGGGAATGTCTGCTTCATGCTGCACCAACTTGGTGAGCGGAGCCGCTGCCCAATGCAGGAAGCTCCATAACTTGTTGAAATTATAGCGAATCATGATCGACCCTCCGTGAAAGATGAAATGACCATTCCTCCGTGTCTTCAGTCGCCTACCGACTAGGAGCTCGTGAAGTAGACGCTCCGGGCTTCTCCGTCTGAGGCTGAATCGCCCCAGGTATTGGCAAAGCCCAGCAACCCATACCACGCCACGGCATGCTGCCGACCAAAGTCTGCGGCAATAGCTGCACGCAGCTCAGGAGCTTCGACTTCCGCGAGCGCGAGAATGTCGTCACCGAAGAACACCGCTTCACCGACAGCACTGTTGGTGCCGCGCTCGGTGAGCACGTTGTCATGGTCGATTTCGACGAACCGGCACTTCTCGATCTCTCCAACCTCGGCATTGAAAAACACATCGCCAGGGCGGAGATACTGCCGCCAGGAATGGAACTCCGGATCGTCCTTGACGCCACGGCACGCCTTCGTCGACGCCAAGACCATGTAGACCTGGCCCTGGTACGGATCGACATGCAGCGTCTTCCGCATGTAGTCCCGGATCAACTTGACGTGGGCAACGGTCATATTGTGCGTCCCGGTGACGCTGGTGACGCCTGCGTCCGTGGTAAACGTGCCGGCAATGGCACTGGTCGGACCAAACCGGATCTGCCCGTTCTTGACCGCCGCGCCGGCCACGGTATCGATGGTAGACTTCATTTGCTTCTTGAGCGTCTTCTGAATCGCGTTCTCCGGATCGAACTTATTCAGCAGTTGCACCTTCTGCGTGTACCCAATGCCGCGCCCGAACTCGTTGACCGTAATGGAACGAGTCGACATGGCGAGGGGATCGATTGGCACCTTCCCCGCTTGGCTGAGGATGGCCGATGTGGGCTCTGCGGTATTGCGAATGCGCTGAATCGTAACGGTATCGCCTTGATGCGGCCCAAACCCTGGCTCCGGTTTCGCAAACTGCACCACCAATGTTTCGGCAATGCTCGCAAAGCGCAACTCGCTGCTCAGGGCGTGATTCCGAGACACACCAGCACTAATGTCTGGCGTCCATTGAAAATTGCCTGCCATGGTCCATCTCCTTCTGTAGGGCCGAGGGAGACGACAAGCGTTACGATTCAGGCTCTACCGATCACGGTTCCGCATCATCAAGCCGGTGTTCTTGGCTTGGAGGTCGCGCAGTCGCTTCCAGTCCGCCAACATCGAGCCTGGACCATCTCGGTCCTCGCCCTCGTCGTCGTCCCGTCCACGCCGCGCTCTCGTGCGGTCTGAGCCTCGCTCGATAACCCCGTCCATCGCTTCCCGATGGCGGTCCTTGTCCTCTCGAAATTCTCGGCTACTGCGTTTACTGCCTCGTAACATGGTCGCTGCTTCCTCCACGAGTAAACTGACCTGCTCCTCTGACGGCGTACTGCGAAACCAGGACTCGTCCTTCTCGCGTGCTACCATCTTCACGAGTCGGAGATCCTCTTTCCGCAACCCTTGTCGATCCAGCTCTTTCAAGGCTTCGGTCTCCGCCGCCTGCCGCCGCTCTTCCCGAGACCGGATCTCTTGCGAGACCTCCATGGACATATTCCGGCTGATGTCCTGAGCCGATAAGTCCTGATCTTGGTAAATGCGCGTAACCAGAGCTTCGTACACCTTGGCCGAACGATCCGGATCGTCAGCCGGGATTTTCTTGATCTCGGCTAAGATCGCCTCTTTCGCCAGTCGCGCCCGCTCAATCGCGGCATTCGTCCGCGCCGAGACTTCTTGGCGCGTCTCCTGCCGGCTTTCGAGACTGGCTAACCGGGCTTGCAGTTCAGCATTCTCGCGTTCCTGTCTCTCGAGTCTCGCTTGCGTCTTATCCCGTTCTGATTTCAACTCGTCGTAGGCCCGTTCCGCCTTCTCCGAGCGTTTGCCTCTTGGCCGGTCGTCGTCCAGGTCTTCGTCCTCAAAGTCCTGGCCGTCGACGATGTTCTGCTCGTCCTCGCCCTTCTCGTCTTTCTCATCAGCGACAGCGGACCCGCCTCCAGGCGAATCATTCCCGCTGATGCTCAACACCCGAACAGCATGAGCTGGGACCAGCTCAGCGGCGTATCCGGTTATGGCTCGTAACATTTGACTCATATACAGAAATCCCCTGTGTCACCGTGGAAGCGGCCCCTATATGGGGCAATCACACGGGTGAATGGTTAACAGTCCCCTTTCATCTTCTTCTTCGTCCAGAACGCACTCTTGATCGGATGCTTCTCGATGACCTTCACGCCAGGATCTTTCCCGCCGTTCGAGTTCTTCGAGGCTTTCGGCATTGGATAGGCCGATTTGTTCATCTTCATATCGTCGTACTTCATAATGGCTCTCCTTTCCCCTGCCGTCATGCGGCAAGCCTTAAATACCCAAGCTCACACGCGCTTTCTGCTGTGCGGCTTTCGCGGCAACCTCGTTCACCTGATCCATCGTCTGCCCCATCGCCGTGAGTGTCTCAATGACACCCATCGCCTTGGCTCTGGCCCACAAGACTTCATGATCGCCCGTATCCTGAGCCAGGATGAGCTCAATGTACTCTCGGAGCTGATCGCCAAAGGCTTCGACCAACGCCTTTCGACGCGGATCGGTCGGATCATGGAACAACGCACTCAAGTCCATCCCTTGCCGCTTCTTCGCTAAGCTCTGCACACGCTCGTCGGTCATGCTTCCCCTCCCCCACCTAATCCTGCCGCAGCCATGGCTTGCTCGGCCATTCCTTCCCCTGATCCCGGCGGCATCTCTCCACCTTCCCCACTCATCACTTGACCTGACGGATTCATGCCTTGCCCCTGCATCATCGCCATTTCAGCTTGCTGTTGAGCCATTTCGGCCTGCATTTCCTCATCGGTCTTAATCGCATCGCTCACGTCCATCGCGGCACCCAGCTTCCGAATCATCACGTTGTCTTTCGCAAACGGCTGAAACCGTGGCGAATCGGTCAGTTTTACGAGGTTGATGAGCCGATCGACTAACGCCGACTTCGCAAACAAGAGCGAGACCCCTCTGATTTCAATGTCCGTATCAGCGCGGACGGCCTTCATCCGCTCTTCAGGTGATAGCATGGCAATCTGTTGCAACAACTGTTCGTGCTTCGGTCCCAGCACTTGGAGATAGCTGGGGGTATCGTTTGGATCCCAGTAGGTCGTCAGAATGTCTTGCGCCATTTCGATCCAGCCCTCAGCGCCGTGCTCCACATCCCGGCCAATGCCTTCAAACACGCCCATCGCTTGTTGGGTCTTGAGTTCAACTTCACCCTTCGTGATATTCTTCCGGTCGCCCAGCTCACCCTTGAGGAGCTCCGTGACGAACACGCCGTTCTGGTAGAGGTTTCCACTCTCGCCCATCATCTTGTCGAAGACGGCCAGGAAGTCGCCGCCCATTTGGATCTCGGAATACGCCGACCCTTGCGCCCCTGACCTCTTCTTCTTAACGCAGCCAGGGTAGAGCTCTGTATCGTTCGGGTCCAAGAGCTTCGAGGTGTCGACTTCCATCGCTCCGTTCATAATGAAATTCAGCTTGTCTACCGTCATCGAGAGTAGGTTGTTCCGAAACTTCCACATCTTGAGCATGCCTTCGATCAGCGAGTACCCATGGAAGTTCCGAAGGTGCGGCAAGGCCGCAAATTGATAGATCGGCCAGCGAATCCTGGCAAACTTGGTCGGGACCGGACGTTTAATCACTGTCCGATTCGCCACGGTAAAACGCACGTTCGGATAGATGAGCTCCCCGTTATGATCGAGCACCCCGCCCCAGAACTCCTTGACAAACACCTGCGGGTTGAATCGGTGGGAGTAGTCGACCAATCCGCGCTTCCGCTGATCACTCCGTCTGTCCCAGGTCCCTTCATCGCCTTTATCTCGGAGACTCCCTCGGACGTTGGTGTAGAACCCCTTCTTCTCCCCTTCTAAGAGCGTGTGATACGGCACATAGTCTTGATGAATGCAGAAGAGGCCGGATTGGGCATCGCGAGACATTGCCTCGGGATCGCGCCGAATCTGCCACGGCATGAGCCGGCTCCAACGTAAGCCTTCGTTCCCATCGGCATCGACGCCCCAAATGCCTTTCATCGCCATGCTGGACCCGATTGAAAAGCTCATTTCCGTCATATCGGGGAAGTGATGCGTGGCCTTGGTGCGTTTCATCCAGAACCGGAGCGCGTCTTGCCAGAAGTTCGCCTTCGCCATGGCATAGGGGTTATCTTTCTGGTCTGTGGTCGCATTGATCCATTCCGGCTGATCGACAATAGCCTTCCTGACCAGCATCTTCGCTTGTATCACGGTTTGAAATGGCTCGTTCGTGGTCACCTTGGCCTGCCAGTCCTCTTTTTGGTTCAGCTCAGGCATTTCCCCTTCGTGAGCACTCCAGAGCTGTTCATCGAGCTTCATGCGCTTCTCTTCGACACGCTCACAATGCTTGACCGATTCTTCAAGATATTCGACCAAATGCCCATCGGAGAGTTCATTCGTCTGCTCGTCAAAGAGCTGATCGATCTCTTCATCAGGCAGATCACGCAGCTCTTCAATCTGCGCCATTAACTCCGCATCGGTAATGCCAAAGCTCATGCCCGGTAGAGCCCTCCCTTGAAATCGCGGTCTAGCTGATCGGCTTGAGCCGCCTGCCCCAGCTTCCCGAGGTCGATATCGCTAAAACATCCAGTGACAGGGGGATCACCGGCCTGGGATGCGTAATGCACCTTGGCGCAGTTCCGGCACTTCACCACTTCCCGACGATCGCCAATGCCACGGACCTCGATATAGCCCTGAATCCACACATGTCGCCCAAGTTCTCGTCGAATCGCTGCCATTTAGACCGCCTTGACGTTAAAAGGCCGAATCATTGGATCGTCCAGCTTGCCCAAGGTCACGAGGAGCCGACGCCGTAGCACCTCCGGTTGATAGCCCAGCATGTGGCAGATCCATTCGAAGCTCATCGCTTTTTGTGGGTTACGTTCATCGAGCAGCCATGTCATCGCTTGGCTTTTCTGTAACGAGTACGATTGTCGGGCATGCTGCCGATACCAGGCCGTCTCCCGCGAGACTGGCTTCTCTAACGGCTTGAATGTTGGCCGCACGAGGATGTCTTTTAAGGCTTGCAGCACCATCGCCGCGAGTAACAATCGTTCTGGCTCCACTTCCTTTTGTGGATTGCCATAGAAGCACTCACCGAGTTCGGAATCGATCTGAAGCATGTCAACGACATCCTTCTTCATCGTGGTCTAGTCGGTCGGTGGAGCAGGACGCACGCCGCCATACCGCGGCTCTGTCTTAGCTACCTCGACCCGTTCCTTGCGGACCGGGGGAATCTCAACCTCGAACTCGACGGCTTTCGCCTTCGTGACAATACGTGTAACTGGTTTGCGCTTCTTAGGAGCAGTCTGCGTCGGTGCCTGAACCGCCTTCACTGGCCTTTTTGGCGCGGCTTTCGTGGCAACTGGCACAGATCGGCTGAATTGAGTAATCTTGATCTTGTGCGGTTTGGCTTTGGCTGGTACGGCTTTCTTCTTCATCAACAACCCCATAAACGCAAAAACGACCTGCCAGATTCCCCGAAGGGAACCCAACAGGCCGTTCCTAGAACAATACGTCTGGATTAGGCTAGCTTAGTATTTGGGCTTTTTGCCTGATTTCTTTTTCATTATCGCTCCTCATCTTCCGTGAACCGCTTGACTTTGAACGTATTTACAATCCCACCTGTACCACAACTGATTTCAAACGTCAATATGACCTTGCCTTGAACGAGCGGGATCATAGCGAATTCCCGCTGAACGCGCTTCAAGAATCGCTCTGGGACTGAGGCGGTAGTCATAACTACTTCCTCATCGGCTTAAACCGGTTATCCGCCACCCACACCGTTGAGCCCTTGTGCATCACGGTATTGGAGAGGAGCCGATTGGTGGGGACTCCAGAGGTAAACGTCGTGACAAGGAACGATCCCGCATCAGAGACGTAGTAGACATACACCGTGCCGTTCGGAGCTGGCATCAGCATGTATTCGTGCGTGCCGTACTGGACAGGCAACTGTTGCTGCACAAAGCTGCTCCCGTTCCACTGCCAGCGATAGGCCCCGACCTTATTCGTGGTGAGGAAGACCGGATCGTCCACAATTTCATGGCCCGTTAGGTGAGAGGGAATCGCAAAGCTAGAGAGAATCGACCCGGCATTGTTTGCGTAGATGTAGACATAGGGCCGGTTAGCTGCTTTAGAGATCGCTCGAAACGCCATGGCATCCTCACGCTACAGGGATATGCTTCCATTCGCAGGCATACACATGCCCTCTCTTCTTATACACGCGAATCTCACGGGGGTCTAGGCCGACGATGACCATTGCTAGGTCTTTCCCACATCGTTCCAAATCATCTAGTAGCCGACAGTCTTTCACTGACGACGTAGCCCCTTTGGTCGGATGCGAGTGCACGAGCGCCAACGGTTCGCGATTCTGAATGCCGCAGAGAAAGATGTACTCATGGATGTTGATATGGAACTCATGACAGGGATCGCCAGCGGTATTCGATGTTTGATAGAACTTATCTCCACTGAACAACACGCCGCACATTTCCTGCGGAGATGCGTACTCGCTGCGCTGGAAGAGCAGATCAATGAGCGGTTGGCTCAACTCAACTGACGCAATAGCTCTTGGCTCGCCGCTTGGCGTCATGGTCCTCTCCTGGTATCTCCATTGGACGGCATTCATGCTCCGGGTCGAGCGTACTATCTCGCCAGGCCCCACAGGCCGAACAGATACTCAAGGCCCGCTCCTGAGTCAAGGGCTCTAGCGCGAGACGGATGGCTTGCTCAAGATCGTTGTTCATTCTGCTTCCGCTCGTCAATCTCCTTGAGACGCACCAGGATGGCGAGCTGATGATACTCCGGGTACCCTTGCACCGCTTCGGCAAAGACCTCTAAGGCGTATAACTTCCCCTCATCGAACCCTTGCTTATAGGAAGGGACTTGGTTCACGACTTCCCTTCCGGTCCCCTCCACGGTGGGACAACCAACCCTGGCGGAGGCGCGACAATCGTCGACGTCTTCTTGACCCCATCCTGGATATGCAGCACCGCTCGCTGCGTCTCCTTGGGCCTCTTGTGCCCGATTGAGGTAGATTTGAATGACCCTTCGCTTCTGCTTGGTGCCGAGACGGATCTTGAACATCGGTTAACACCCCATGAATACATGCCAAATGCCAATAATGACGAGGATCGGAGGCCCCACCACCGCCAGGACACCCATCCCTAGGATCCACAAGACGGCGATAGCCGCGAGCACCCATTGAATCGCGTCAGGGACGTGCGGCATGGTCGCTAGCCCACATAGACTGACGTGAGCATGGTTTGCGTCGATTCGTTCCCGGCTACGTCGTAGGAGGCCACGGTTACCCCGTAGACCGTCTTCCGCCGCACGCTCATCACCAACATCATCGACGTTGTTCCAC